ACATCACCTTTCTTAACGTTGTCAATTAAACTGTTAATATTCATTATATTTATCCTCTCTGTATAATATATTTATAAATTATGCTATTTCTAGCTAGGGGCCAATCAAATCAGTGTCAATATCCTGATCTGGCTCCGTCTCTATCTGCTTATCAATCTCTGCAATTTCTTCTTCATCCTGCTTTAGGATATTCTTTCTAACCCACTCTACTGAATAATATGTACCTACATACTCATCAAGAAGTGATAGAGTCTCTAATCGTTCTTTAAGCATCTCTGCTTCCTTAAGCTCCGCATAATAGTTATCTTTAATAAAGTCAACAACTAAATCAGCCTTAATATGAGTCCAATCAGAAGGAACAATGATCTTTTTAAGTATCAGTTGTCTCTTAAGTACCTCTAAGAATAAACCACCAAACTTAACGCGTACTCTATCAATAAACTTCTGGAACTTTAACTCATCTCTAGTGATCTCACTTGAACGTCCCACATTAAATGCTGAGTCAGCTTCTAAGCGAGACATAGGTACATTCAATGCTCTATACAGTTTCTTCTGGAAATATAAGATATCATCTACTTCACCTAGATTTTGTCCACCAGGTAATGTAGTGATTTCAGTACCTCTACCACCTTCTCTACGAGGTAACCAGAAGTCTTCCATAACTGATCTATGATCTTTCTGATCTTTAATTTCACCAGTATTAGGATCGTAAACAATCTTATTACGATACTTGTTCATAGTATTGTTTAAGTACTCTTCAGCTTTACCTTTAGGTAAGTTACCAACATCAATATAGAATATGCGACGTTCAGGAGCTCTACTTACTCTATAGATAACCAATGAATCTTCCATCATTGATAATTGGTTTAATGGTTTAAGAGCTTTGTGTAAGTAACCTACAACCTTATCTCGTGTATCGTTTAATAACCCAGAGTTAATCTGTACAATTGCATCCGTTGATATTCTTAAACCTTCAGAGTTATTAATATGCTCTTGGTCTTGATATAAGTAATATTCACCAACTTCAGTAATCAATTCAGCACCAGTCGCTGGATCTTTCTCCTTAACGACTTCTTTAACCTTACGAATCTTAGTAGGGTCAATCTGCTTTAACTCAAGAATACCTGCTTCAGGTTGCTTATCATTAATGATTACATGGTGAAATAATCGACCATCAATATACCATCGTCTGAATAAATCATATCCGCTAGCAGTAAAGTCCAGTATTCTGAGAACATTTTCAAACTCTTCTTGAATTAACTTCTTAACATTGTCGGGTTGATCTAAGTCATCTAATATCAATTTAACAACTTTGCCGTCACTCTGAGTGATAGCTTCATTAGTAATATCTTCGATAGCTGCATCAATTTCTGGATATGATGATACACTTCTATATTTGTATATTAACTCAGAATCACTCTTAAACTGATCACCTGAGATATCCATGTACTGGCCAAAGAAACCACCTGATGGTGATATCTGATACGCGCCATCTTCATTAGTATCTGCAAACGATCTAGTTTTATTTTTTTCTACAGTTTTCTTTCTCTTAAATGAAAACCCGAATAGTTTATTTTCTTCTTCTGCCATAATTTGTTATTGAGTAATTACTCTTTTATAAAGACTATAGTGTTATTTATAACCCTTATAAAAGAGTATCCCGAAGGATACTCCCTTGTTTATATATTAAGTTGTTGTATTAGACTCCCAATACTGTACTTGTAGTTCAACTGTAAACTCTTCAATCGTGTTCTCACTATCATAAGATACTTCAATAGCACCTAAGTTAGTAGGGAAACAACCACGAATGTTGTAAGATTTTACTTCTGATCCATCTTTATCAAGTTGTGCAACAATCATATCAGACATGTAGTCTGTAGGATTAGTCATACCAGTATTAGCATTGTGCTGGTTAATACCATTCATCCACTCTTCAAAAGAGTTTCGAACGTCAAAACCAGTGTCATTAATAACTGTAATAGTCCATGGTTCAAATGTTCTATCACCAGCAATTTGTAATTGTCTACCACGGAACGGTACCATGATAGGGTTAATTACAGAAGCCGGCAATTGAGCTGCCTTAACCATAAACGATGCTAGTTCAACGTCAGATGTAACAAATGCAGGGAAACCTAAAGTCGCCTTGAATAAATTACTTCTGGCACCACCACCAGTTAGTTTTGCTTTAAAATCATCTACTCCTAAAATAGCCATGATTAGTTACCTCCAGCAATTTCACTAAATTGGACACCAGTTCTGGTGGCAATGAAGTTTAATGTAATGTAGTTAATAGAACGAGCTGGCTTGATATAAATGTCAGCAACAAATCGATTAGTATCGACAATATCACCTGTATTATTTGTATCATCACAAACTACTTTAAAGTCTGTAATACCACGTCTACCCTTAATGTCTCTTAAGAAAGGTTCTACCATATTTCTAAATTGTGCTCTCGTAAACTCGTCGTTAAACTCGAATAAAGAAGCTTTAGAAGCAGCAGAAACAGCTTTCTCTAAAGTAATAAACAATCTACGTACATTGATTCTATCAAATGCAGATGGCTTATTCTGTAAGGTCTTATCACCCCACAACACTGTTCCTTGTCCAGGGAAAGATACAACAGGGTTAATACCCAATTTATACATGTCGTCTCTAGCTGCCTGATCAGGATTAAATGCTAACTTAGTAACGTTACGAACATTACCTCTAGTAAAACCAGCAGGGCTAAACCAAGGATCAGCTACTTCATCAGCGTTTGCAGATAAACCCGCCATAGAACTTGAAGCTGAAATCCATCGATACTTATCATCATACTTGTCATAAACATATAACGCAGATGAATCAGCAAATGCATATGATGATGAAGTTAATGTATTTCTCCAAGCAACTACTTTATCTTTTGTATTCGCATCCATAGGAGGAGATACAAAAGCAACACAGTCCTTGCGGGCCTCAGCCATAGCAATAAGCGCGTTTGATATTGTAGTAGAATCAACTAGTGTAGCTACGTTACCATGCATAAGTAAAGAAACCTCTACTGTATCTGCATCAGCAAACATATCATATCCTAATAGACGCTCACCCGTTGTTAACGAATTATCAGAAACACCACCAGACAAAGTGTCAAGTGCAGCACCACCGGTAATAGTAACATCAAAGGTTGTACCTGCTAAGGTATCGCCAGAGTTCGATAAATCAGGTTGTGCACCTGTAATTCTAACCCATGCAGACTGAGCATTGATAACATCAGCCCAATAATTAGTTGCGCCATCAGCACCTTTTGCATCAGAGCCTTGAGAGACGTATGCATACGTCTCTAAAACTGTATCAACCACACCTGTAATAGATCCAGTTGTGTCATATACTACAACATGCAATTCATCTAATGAACCACCAACTGCAGTTGCAGCATCTGATGTATCAGGTGCAGAATTGAATGATCCATTCACAGGCCATGCAGCGAATGCCGCGGCATCTGCTGGACATATAGAGATACCTATACTGTTACCAACCACACCTGGATATTTAGCTACAACCCAATCAGCTGCACCGAAAGTGATTGCAGCTGCTGTGTCATCATTTGTGACCAATACACCAGTGCCTGATGTGGTCGCGTTGCGTGCAGAAGCACCTACCTTACGAACAACTCTTAGTGAATTGCCGTAACTTAAAAATTGAGCAGCTGATAAGACCGTAGAGAACGTGTCATTATCCGGCTGGCCAAAGTTTTCAACTAATTGTTGTTCTGAACCTACTGTAACAATCTGATCGGCTGGGCCCCACTGGAATGAACCAGAGATAGCGCCAATAGAAGCAGATGTTGCGGGAACTACATTAGTCAAATCTATCTCGTTTACCTGTACGCCAGGTGATACTAGAAATGCCATATTTGTTTACCTCGTCATTTAATTTATAAGTTTATCATAATACGTTTATTTTCAATACTATTATTTATAAGTATTAACCTTTCCATACTTCCCATGTGGGACCCTCGTGCCCACTTTCATCATTCCCAAACACACCAACAGGCAATAACTCATCTTCGATTTGCCTAACCTTCTCTGCGTATAGCATACTCTTCATGTCTATATTGGAAATTTCTTTAAAGAATTGAGTTGTAGAGAACCATCCAAACATAACTAAGTTCATCATTAAATCATCATGGTTAGATGCAGATGCCTGATACGAATTACCCCTAGATACAAATGTAGACATTTCAATGATAGTCTCTTGGTCTACAATCTCCAACTTATTCTGTTCTATGATATCCTTGATATTAGAACATCCGATTCTCTTTGTCTTTCTTGTCATAGTAACACCAATAGCATTAGCCTTGATCATTGATTCTACATATACATTCTCATATTCCAAGTCATAGTATAACCCATTACATACCACTTGGCCCGCATCATTACTTTCAACGACGACGTAAGCTGCATTATAATGCATGGCGTATTTATAGATTAAATCAGGGAACAGTAATGGACTCATCATGTTATCTCTAAATACAGCTACTTGCCTTAATGGTTCTGTCGATGCATCTATAATATTAAATGTAGAATAATCCTGACCTCTACCTCTAGACACATCCACTAACATTACGTAAGAGTGATCCTCAACTGGGTTTTCATATATACTGACGTTATGCATATATCCAATAGGTTCTTTAGATCTTAACCCCAATAACGTATCTGCAGCAATAAGCGTATTACCAGTGCCATGAAACGTATTACCAAACTCTTGCTGGAATTGTAATTCACTTGTATTAGCTACTGTCTGGGCTCTCCAAGCATCATCTCTCCCTGGGACATCCCACCAATCAACTCTAAATGATTTAAACTCATTAGTCTTTTGTTGAGCTCCTTCCCACAACTTATGGAATATATTACCAATGCCGTTAGCAGTGGATGTAATAATAACCTTAGTGGTTTTACCAGAAGATACTACAGGATATGTACTCGTATAGAATTCAGCTGCATTTTCAACGAATGCAAACTCATCAAGATACAATAGGTTAATAGACATACCACGAATAGATGAACCAGATGTTGCAGCTGCAATAATCCTTGAGTTGTTTGAGAACTCAATCGAACCCTTGTTTAAAGCTTTACAACCAGGTTGAAGAAAGAATGGTAGGTTCTCTAACATAAGGGTAATACGAGCTAACATCTCTCTAGCTGTTGATCCCTTATTAGCTAATACAGCTACAGTCTTTTCCGGTTGGAATAGAACATACCATAAGAGGTATGCACATGTGCTAATAGATTTACCGGATTGCCTACATGCTAATACGATATTGAATCTATTATCCTCAAAGTTAGTCATCATTGTTTCTTGATATGGATATAGGTCAAATTTAACTAATCCCTTATCAAGTAATATGATCTTAATATACGTGCGACAGAAATACCCAATGTCTTCCATACATTTCTTATATTCGAGTACGTCTTCTTTTGTCCAATCTGCAGAAACACCATCACGCTTAATATTAGCGTTTCCTAGATATGACTCAGGTCTTTGTGTCGCCATGTTCAATCACTTTCTCATCTTGTAGTAGTCTTTGTAAATCGGTAGTAGAACCGATGAATACATTATTATTAGTTACGGTTCCAGATAAGGACTTCTTATCATCCATGCCAGCAACTTCTTTCTTTGATTTCTGCAGCTTCATGATCTTTTCACCGATCTCTGCATTTTGTTTGATTAGTTGTCCCAACACTTCGAATGCCCTGGGATGTTCACTCTCACGTGCAAGTTCCATCATTAGCTCAATAGCTTCATCTCCTTGAGAAGCTAAATCATATAACGATCTTCTTATGTTATTATAATCATCATCTATATCACTCATAATATATTACCTAATTAGTCAAAAAAATCAATATCCTCTGTATATGGTGTTGTGGTTCCATCAACGGTTTGCAGTTCAAAGCTTAACCCATTTGCTGGGTCATTATAGTATACTTCAGTATTATCAATCACCTTACGGGCTTGTGTTCCACCATAGTATTTAATGCGAGTTTCGAATGTAAGAGTATATACAACGGTTCTACGTGATAAGAAATCACCCTCATATTCATCATTTAATGTTACACCATTTAATACAATAGGCACATCAGACGTTATATCCATATCAGGAATATCCTTAATGGTTACTGTATAATCCGGTTGGAACATTGGTATAATCTGTTCAAGTATTTGTAATGCGTCGTCTTGTGCTTTGGTCATGATATTCAACTCAAAGCCTACCTTATATACTACTGGTGCACCCAATGAAGTAATATTCTTCTTATCATTAGGATCAACCTTAATAAACTTCTTAGTCTTATTGATTCTAGCTGCGCCGTCATATGACATATCAGTAATCTCAAATGATATCCGAGGCAACTTAATAGCTATCTTGGTATCACTCAAATCCTTAGTTCTACTTAAGAACTTCTGCCTAGGTCCATATGCTAAAGGTACTTTAGTTTTCTGTAATACCTTACCATTAGAGTCCATCTTAACTACTTCTAGATTATTAAAGAGACTTCCGAAGACAGATACCATCCGTCTTGTACTTGAATTGTAAAAGTGATTCTCAAACATTATGGCATTCCAAATGGGTTATTTTCAGTAAAATCTATGATACTATCAGCTTCTGCTTCGAATGCATCGTTAGCGGTGAATGAGTCATTGTAATTAGTTGATCCAGCTAAATCCCCAAGACATTCGTATGTGGCAGTCGATTCAGTACCACTAATTAAATTACCTGCATCTGCATAGAACTTTCTAAACTTACCATCAGTAGTTACATGACTTACCACGGTTAAGTTACCACTAGCTAAACCCGTATCTTCCCAAAGTGCAACTTCACCCTCAATGTTAATAGGCAGTGCTAAATCAGGATCTCCATTATCATCCAACTCATAAGAGCCTGTCCATTGAACTACAGTCTCACCACGTATATATGTGCCAGAGCCGCTAGTTAATAAGTATGTATATGCAGTGGCGTTAATAGTTTCAATCTTATCTATTTCGGCAATACCAGTGTCTATTACTTCGTCTGAGTATTCGAATAGTTCTGCTTGTAATTTATATACAGGAAGATTTTGCATTTGATAGAATGGCATCTCATGTTCTACAAACCTAATCTCGAATAATGAATTAGCCATAGGCAAGTATAATAAGTCACCTTCCATAGGTCTTACGTCTGTACCCCAAGTACCAACTTGATTTTCCCATCGTGTTTTAGATACGATGAATGTAGCCTGATCTCTGATCTCCAAGCCGAATTTAGAAAGTAAATCTCCATCACCCTCAAAACCATCTTGATTTTCAATGTACATTTCAATCTGATATGATTCAGTAAACTTAGAGAATGATTCATTTAGTATCTCATCTCTTGAGATTTCACTTCTAGGAATATACACAATATCCTGGCCATAGATCTGCAGAGACTCTATAACTAAGTCTTCATATAAATGTTGCTCTGATTTTACATTACCTGTAAAGTATACTGAAGTTGCCATATTACTTATCCACAATTATAAGTGACTTCATATCTAAGCCACGTGTTATTAGGGTAATCCACAAGTTCTGATTGACAAGCTGGACAATTATGTTCAAATGTTATATAATCACATGGTACTAAATTATCGCCGATCCATGTGTTAGTTGTAGTTACAGCTGATACATTTCTAGTTCTAGGATCAGCCGCTAATTTAGCAGGCGATCCCCAATCTTTAACTACTCCATTATCAGCTTGTTCATATGTATTACCAGCAAACCAATCTTCAACAGTCGTAATTGTATGTGGCTCATCATATATGAAGTCACCCGCCCCTGGTGTATATATATAAGGATTATAATAGTCATCCCCTGGTAACCAAGGTAGTGATCCCATAATAGGAAGTCCTGTTAGGTCATCAAATTCAAAGTGATCACCGTCATATGCTAAATCTAACCATGCAGTGGTAAGTG